TAGCAAAAGACCATCCTAATTATAAGGTAATTTCACGCGAACCATCGGAGTTATATACCTCACATACTTTTTTTAAGACAATGGTATTACACTATTTGTCTCATGGTGCTTTTTACGCAGCCATTAATAGAAATAGCATAACCACAAGAATAAACTCATTCACTATTCTTAATCCTACTAAAGTAGAGATGAGTTATAATAGTAGGAATGAACTTGTATTTAAAAATAAAGAAAATAATAAAACATATAGGAGCGAGAATATTATCTACATACCTAATCTTGCATGGGATGGCGTTAAAGCTTTGTTAGTGCCAGACGTTCACCGTGACAATTTTGGGCTTGCTTTAGCGAATAGAAATTACGGTGCCAACTTTTATAAAAATGGTGCGCATTTAAACGGTGTTTTAAAACATCCTGGAAGATTAACAAACGAGGCATACGACAGATTAAAATCTTCTTTTAATCGTGCTTTTGGAGGCAGTCAAAATGCTGGAGGCACTGCCATTTTAGAGGAGGGAATGGACTTTCAAAAAGTTGGGCTTAATCCTGCCGATGCTGCATTTAATGAAACTAAGAAAGCTACTATTTCAGACATAGCGAGAATTACAGGCGTTCCGGGTGTTTTGTTGGAAGATATGGATAAAGCAACTTTTGGTAACATGGAACAGTTGAGCCAAATGTTTGTAAACTACACAATAATGCCTCTTTGCGAAACGATAGAATCTGAATTTAACCGAAAGATATTTTTTGAGGTTGAGAAAGATAAGTTTAGCACACGATTTAATCTTGATGGATTACTTCGCGGTGACGTTGCTGCTAGATCTTCTTATTATACTACGATGCGTAATGTACTAGCGATGTCACCTAATGAAATAAGGATTAAGGAAAATATGAACCCTTATCCGGGTGGAGATTCTTATGAATTGCCTTTAGCTTCTAATATTAAGATAGAACCAACAAACGAAACTATAAACAACGATAGTAACGATACTAACGATTAAAATATATGGAAAAGAGAAGTATAAATTACGAGTTTAGGGCTATGCCAGAATCTCGCACAATCGTAGGCACTGCAACAGTGTTTAATTCTGCTTATGATATGGGTTGGTATGATGAGGAAATGAGTGCGGACGTATTTAAAAATTCTGATTTTTCGGACGTTGTAGCATTATTTAACCATGATGCAAATATGGTTTTAGCTAGAACAAAATCAGGTACCTTAAAATTAAACTTAACCGGTAATGCTTTAGAATATTCTTTTGAGGCTCCAAATACTTCTTTAGGTAATGACCTTTTAGAAATGGTTAAACGTGGCGATGTTTACCAATCTTCATTTGCTTTTAGCGTAGAAGCCGAAGATTGGCAGGAAAGAGAAGGTATGAAACCTAAAAGAGTCATCCGAGGCATTAAAAAAGTGTATGATGTTTCTCCCGTTACTTATCCTGCTAATCCAGATACAATGGTGGCTAAAAGGAGTTACGATTCTACAAAAGAAATAGATAAAGATTTACTCAAAGTGATTGATATATCAGTTAAATCTGAAATTAATATACAAAACGAGTTACGCAGGAACGCCCTGCATTTATTAAATTTAAAAACAAAATAATGAACTCTAAATTGCTGAGAGAAAAGCGGGCTTCCGATTATGCTATAATGGAAGATTTGCAAAAGAGAGCATCAGCCGAAGGCCGTCTAATGAATGCCGAGGAATTGGCACAATGGGACGCAGCCGATGCGAACTTTAAAAACTATACGGAACAGATTTCAAGACTTGAAAGATGGAACGACATTAACACCGAAGAAAGAGGCGTTAAAAACATTGAGGACACTATAGCTGCTTTGCCAACTGATAAAAGAGAGATTGTAAAGTCTCCTGAATATCAGGTAGCATTCATGAAAGCTATTGCAAAGAGAGAATTAACTAGCAAAGACCAATCTTTGCTTAAAGAAATGAGAGGAACGGCAACCATTACCACTTCTGAAAGTGGCTTGGCTGGTGGCTTTGTTATCCCTTACCAATTCTCCTACGAGCTTGAAAAAACAATGGCTTACTACGGCCCAATGTTACAGGTATCTCGTGTAATTACTACTCCGCAGGCAGGTACTTTGTACTACCCAAAAGTGAATGATACCGGAACAACTGGTTCATGGCACACAGAGGGTGGAGCGGTTACTGTTCAAGATATGACCTTTACAAGAGAAACTTTTGCTGCTCACGTCATTAACACTTTGGTAAAAGTGTCTGTAGAATGGGCTAATGACGAGTTCGGTCTATTGAACACAGAATTACCTATTATGTTGGGAGAGCGTTTAGGTAGAGGCTTAAATACAGCGTTTACTTCGGGTGATGGTTCTGGTAAACCTACGGGTTTTGCTGCTAACACTACTCAGGGTGCGGTATCTGCAAGCCAAACGGCTTTTACTGCATCAAACTTAGTTGACCTTATTCACTCGGTTGATATTGCTTACAGAAATAGCCCTTCGGCTGCGTTTATGATGAACGATACTATTTTAAGTGCGGTAAGAAAACTAAACTTAGATAATAGTAATACAACCTTATTTCAACCATCATTGAGAGACGGTATTCCAGATAGATTGTTGGGTTATAATTTCTTCGTAAATAACGATCTTCCTGCAACACAGGCAACTGCTGCAAAGATTATTTACTTCGGTGATTGGTCAAAATACCTTATTCGTCAAGTATCTAACAATGTCTTAGTGCCATTACGTGAAAGGTTCATGGACGAAATGGAGTTAGGATTTTTACTTTATGCGAGATATGACGGTAAACTTTTACAAGCTGCTGCCATTAAGCACTTAGCTAATAAGTTAACCTAATATATAAAAAATGGGATGGGTAGCAATATCCATCCCTTCTTTAAAAAATATACAATGGCTTGGAAAGTAACGACACAACCATCTTTAGAGGTTTGGACGTTAAGCGAAGTAAAAAATTATTTAAAGGTAGATACTTCTGCCGATGATACTTTAATTACTACTTTGTTGCAGTCGGCTCGTGAAGTTGCTGAAAGGTATCTAAATCAGGCATTAATTACTCAAACGATTACGGAAAAATTAGATAGGCTAAATAAGCCTATTATTTATTTATCCGTATCTCCCGTTATTTCCGTTACATCTTTCCAATACGCAGATAGCCAAAACACAACACAGACATATAATAGTAGTAATTACATTGTAGATAATTTTGAAAAGCCTGCCAGGCTATCTTTAGCCTACGGTAAAACATGGCCTACACTTTATGGAAATATAAATGATGTTACTATAGTTTATACGGCTGGCTATGGAGCGGCTGCATCGAATGTGCCTATGCAAATAAGACAAGCCATTTTAATGATGGTAGCGGATGCCTACGATAATAGAGAGGATTATGTAAAAAAATTACCTACGGCTTCGGAGTATTTACTTGATCAATATCGCGTACAAATACTATAATGAGATATAACAAAAAAGAAGAGATTGGAAAACTACGGGAAAGAATCATAGTACAAAATGTTACTAGGGCTGCCAGTACTACTGGTTTTGGCGTTGAATCATGGACTAATTTTGTAGAAGTTTGGGCAGTGGTTGATTACAAGGGAATAAACAAAGAAGAAGTTGAGGGTGGTAAAATAACAGCTTTATCTCAAATAAGAGTTACCTGCAGAAATAGAACTGACATAAACGAGCAACAAAGAATTATTTGGATGAACAAATATTACCAAATAGAAAATGTACAGATAAGTGCTGATAATATGTATTTGCATTTATTTTGTTCATTTGCTCAAAATTACGCGTAATGTCAATATCAAGAAGTAAATTAAATAGGCTTAGGGCACTTGAAAACGAGACCCAAAAGAAAACAACTAAAGGAGGTAAACTCTTTAAGATGTACAATTTCGCTAAGTCTGTTACTGAACTTGATGATATGCTAAACAAAGTTACAAAAGAAAAGAGAAAAGAAATATCTGACGCAGCCGCTCCAATAGCATTAAAGGTGTATAAATCATTTGTTCCACGTTCTAATAAACCACATAAGTTTTATTCTCGTGGAATGGAAAGAGGTAGTGGCCCTAAATACAATATTGAACCGGGAAACCTTAGACGCTCTATTCAGAATATATCGGATAGAAAATCATGGAAGGCTTTGTTGACATCTATTGGTCCTTTATACAAAGACGCTGGTATAAATGTTAAGTTAAGTGGCGAAGATAAGACAGACGGATTCTATGCTCACATGGTTTTTGGAAGCACCAAAGCATGGATAAGCAAAGTAAGAAACAAGGCTGAAAAAGGAAGTAAAAACGCGGTGATTAATAAAATGTCATCCATGGCATTAAAGTACATGAAGGAGTTTCCTCGTCAATTTTGGGAGTTATGATAGGAAAAGTAATATATGGAAGATTATCGACTGATACGACTGTGACTAATATTTGCGGTTTATCTATTTATCCAGACATTGCGCCTCAAAATGTGCAATACCCTTTTATTGTATATACGATAACAAATAGTACTCCCGTAGATTACAAAGACGGTCAAAGTAATTTAGAAGAAATTAATTTACAAGTTGATATATACACTAATAATTATGACACTACGCAGACACTTGCTAATAATGTGCGTAATAGATTAGATAGATTCGTAGGAACCGTAAATGGTGTTTCTGTGCAAACTATTAATTATGTTAGTAGCGATTCACAAGTTTATAACGCTGACTTAAATGTTTATTGGATGTCAGTTGATTTCATGGCAAAAATGAAAAGATAATATGAAACTAAGACTTTTAAAAGAATGGAATGGAAAACAACCTGGTAACACTGGCGTTTTTCTTTCGGAATATGGCGAACAAATGATTAAGGATGGTATTGCAGAACTACTTGACGAAGATTTTGTAGTGGAAGATATGCCTAAAAAAGAGGAGGTAAAACAAGAACCTGTTTACATTCCTATTCCTGTTCCTGCTGAATATTTCCAAAACGAAGAAGAAGAAAATATTACTAA